CTATTACCACTAGGATAAGGCTTATAGCTTGTATTAGTTCTTTTATAAACTTCATCAAAGTCAATATTTAATTTTTGACAGAGACTTTCTCCATCTTGTAAAATTGTAAACTTATCTCCTTCAAGATAAGGCGTCCAATAATCTACTAATTCACTATCCCAATTACCTAATCTAAAAGCAGCATCATCTGCATCTCTAAATTCTTGACGACAGTCAGGATAAATTGCATGGTCACCTGCATGGATTCCTAAAGCAATATTAGTAATTTCTTTTTTAGTAGTTGCTATTGATAAAGCAACTGCCTGAGTTATTGAAGCAAATATTTTGTTTCTATTAGGAACAACAGTTGCTTTCATATTATCTTCAGCATAATGCCCTTCAGGCACTTCATCTCCACCTTCAACTAAGGCTGAGTTGAGTAAATCAACTAAGCCATCAAGTTTAATAACTCGATAATTAATAGGGGAATATTTACCAAAATCATCTCCCCTATGATTAGTTTCATAAAAGTTATCATTTAAATAATCTACTAGTGATTGAGCTCTTTCTAACTCTACTCTATGTTTTTGACCATAGTCAAAAGATAAAGCTGTTACTGTTTCATACTCATCTAAAGCTTTAAGCAATAGTGTTGAGCTGTCCATACCACCTGAAAGTGATACTACTACGTGTTTTCCTTGTTCAAAAATCATTTTTAATTGCATTTTATAAGCCAGGTATTTTAAGCGTATAGGCAAACGCTGTATTTTTTTATTTAACTTAGTCTTCTACAAATTCTACATCTCCGTAATCATCAATTGGTTTATCTCTTACTAGATCCCAATCGGCATCATCTATGATTTCTTGTTGAATATCTTCATCACCTGTTTTCCACTGTGCTAATTCTTCTTCTGTTAGCACATATTCTTCCCATCTGAAGTCTGAGTAATTTACTGTTCTTGTTAATTTTGCCATTTTACATTAATTTTGGTATTCTAAATTTTAAAATAGGACTTCCATTTACTGTAGGTTGTCCTAAATCATCTATTTCTACTGTTTTGACTTTAATAGGCTTATTTCTAAACCTTCCAGTTAACATAATATCTCCCTTTTCTATAGGAATAATTAATTTCCCATTTTTATATTCAGTTTTCATAATTTATAAATCATTAATTTCACCAAATTTAGAAACATTATGTATTAAACAATCATAATCTACCTCATTGCTCAACATAAAAAAATAATCATTTATATTTGCTTTTGGTTTTTTATCTAAACCAGAATTAGTATACCTAATACCTTCTAAAGCAGCCATTACAGGATTTGAAGTATCAATTGATTCAATACAATCAAATCCTTTATACCAACCAAATTCTTGTGGTACAGCACACCCTAATAAATGAATCCTATCATTTTGAGAGATAACTTTAGTTTTGTATAAAGCTGAAATTACTGAAAGGCGTCCTAAAGCTTTACCGATATCTTTATTTGGATGAGGGACTACATCGTTATAATAAGAAGCACCATATGAAAATGCTATTTTCCTGTATCCTAAATCTTTATATGTTTGATAACAAGTTGCAGCTTCATGAATAGTTTGTGCTTGAACTACTGCTACTTTAGTAGTATTTTCAGGAAGTATAGTTTGAGACCATTTACGAGCATTTACTACAGAAGCATCTCGTTGTTCCCATACATCAGGAACAATAAACTCATCTGGTTTTAATTCATTAACCCAGTGTAATAAACGATCAGTATTGTATGCTTTACCTAATTCATGGAGTGAATTATCCATAATAATATATCTTTCTTGAGCTTTTGCATCAAGGAAATATTCTAGATAACCTTCTTCTTGATCTAGTAAGTGAGGAAGACAATAATCATAATCATTAAAGTGACGACTATCTTCTAATAAACACAAGGGGGTTTCATGGCTAACCTTTATCATTGTAACTTTTTACTTTATAATAAATATAATTAAAAGCAGGTGTTACTCCAAGTCCACCTAAAATAACTGTAAAAATATTTGGGTGCCAATGCTCTCCACAAAAGCCTAATGCATGTTTTAAAAATTCAATCATAATTTAATTACTTAATGGTGCTTTAATTGTGGGTTGATATTTGTAGCCTTTAATCTCATAATCCCATTCTCCATTTAAGATATCTACATTAGATAACTTAATAGTAGGTAAATCAAACCCATCTCTACTAATTTGTTCTTTTGCTTGTTCAATATGATTTAAATATAAGTGGGTATCACCTAAATTCCCAATTAAATTTCCTGGTTTGTAACCAGTTTCTTCACATAATAACATTAACAATAATCCATAACTGGCAATGTTAAAAGGTAAACCTAAAAATGTATCTACTGAACGTTGGTTCCACATTAAAGATAGTTCATCATCAGCTACATAACACTGAAATCCATAATGACAAGGGGGTAAGGTCATTTGATTTAATTCATCTACATTCCATGCTGATACCATTAATCTTCTGCTGTTTGGATTAGATTTAAGTTCAGTAATTAGATTAGCTATTTGATCATTACCACTCCAATTTCTCCATTGTTTACCATAAATAGGACCTAATTCACCATCTGTTCTACCAGATTTTTTATAATCACCATCCCATATCTTACAATTATTATCTTGAAGATATTTTATGTTAGTATCTCCCTTTAAAAACCACTTTAACTCAGTCACCATTGTTTTGACTGCCATTTTTTTAGTAGTAAGTAATGGAAAACCATCTGACATTTTATGTCTAATTTGCATTCCAAATTTAGATAGAGTTCCAGTGCCTGTTCTATCACCTTTTTCTTTACCATTATGCAGGAGTTCAGCTAAAATGCCTCTATACTGTTCATCTAATTTATTCATATTATTATTTCACTTTTTTAGGTCTTCCTCGTTTTGATTTTTTAACTGAGTATGGGGTTTCGTATTTAAATTCCATACAATATTTGTAATAAGATAATAACTCTCCAGGCCAATTGCAAAGTTCTTCTTCAAGCTCTAAACGGGTTATGTTGAATGTTGTTGTAAATGCATCATATAATGCCTCTAAACGAGTGGTTTCTTCTTTCCAATAATCCTCCATTAGACGTTTATAGCGAGCAAGATCAACAGCTAATATCTCTAATTGGTCTGAATGATTGTGTTTATTAAGGTTAACTTTGTCCTTAGCATTATGTAATGATAGTTGGGCTTGCATAAAATATGATGATTCATTAAAATCACCATTAACAATACGCTCTTTTAAAGTCGCGCGTTTACCCAATGGCTTAATTCCATCCGTATGACTGCGCCACCACATAAAGCGATTGTAATTTAGCGGTTGATATCGCGCTAAATTCTTATAGACTACATCGAGTGGTTGGGTTAAAGCTTCTTCTCTAATAAATCTAAAAGGCATCTTCTGGTTTTCCTGGGTTGCGTAATAATGTCTGTTGTAAATCCTTTAATGAACGAAAATCGGTAATTTCATCTAGGTATCCAAATTCATCTTTTGGGGGAGTTGATTTAGGGATAAGATTAGGAGCATTTTGTCTAGCCCATCTTATATAGCCTGGATCGTTTAATTCAACATCAGCTAAAGTATAACCTTTATATTTTCCGAATTTAAACGTCATTTCGATAAATCTAGTCTACTTAAAATCATTTCATCCGAAGCACCTTCCATATAAAATACAAAACGATGACATTGTGCTTTAGTCCCAGTATGTACTACTTTATCTTGAAAGATTACTACGTGTTTAGGAACTACTTTATCCTTTAATTGGATTGATTCAGTTGGAATTTTAACTATTTTCATTTATCTAATGTATTACTTAAATATACGAAATTACTATTGGGCATCCAAATCATACATACAGTAATGTTGAAAGTCGGGACCTTCAACTATCATTAACTTGTCTCCTGTTAACTCACACGTAAATCTTCTAACTACATTCATAACTTTTATTTTTATTAACACGTAAATATACGAAGACCCTTTCGGGTCTCCAAATAAATTAATACATTTCGCTTACTAAATGATGGCGATCATATTCAGCCATTGATAAAGCATATACATCCCATCCTTCACCTTCGGTAACACACTTTTCAACACCATTCTCTCTAATGACTGCTAATTTATCACCTGTTAACTCACAATCGAAAAATCTAACTAACTGCTTCATAACCTTTATTTTGTGGCTTCTTGCCTTATTTAACACCGTGAATATACGAAGGGGCTTTCGCCCCTCCAAATATTTAATATGTTATAGTTAAATCTTCATCTTCTAGATTTTTATAATCATCATGGAATTTTTTTTCTATTCGTCTTCTCCTAAATTCACCTAAAGCAATTTTATTTTCTAAGTTATCCATTTTAGTTTTAACATATTCTTCTTCAGTAAGGGTAGGTAGGGTATGTTTTTTTAATAAACCATCCCATCCAGGGATTAAAGCAGGGTTTATAGGAAAGGAAAGAATTTTTTCTTTTAGGGTTGGTTTTTTAATTATTTCTTCATCATTATCTTCATCTGTAAGTTTTTCCCCATAAATATTTTCTTTTGGATTTAATTTTTCAAAAGCAAAATTAGCAGCAATTACAAGAGCAATGGCTAAAGGATCAAATACAAATATAATAGTTAAAAGTAACCAATTAATAATTTTATCCATTGGTATACCCGTTAATCCTGAGAGATATTTTAAGGGGCCTAATTCACCTGCTATGTCATTATTAGTTTTTACTTCTACTATCTCAGTTTCATATTTAAATAATTGTTCATTTAAATTATCTACTTTAGTATTAATTTCAGTTTGACGAGCTATAGCTTGGTCTAATTGTCTTTCTAATGCCCTACGAGTTGAACTAGAAGTTGTGTTGATAATCTGACCAGTTTCCTTGTCTTTATACTGGATTTTATTGTTAGATAAGCCAGACCTCAAATCAGATACTGCCCCGTTAATGGTGCTTTTTTCCGCGTTGTATACCGCTAATTGTTCCCTAATATTATCTCGTTTAGTTTCAATTAAAGCAATTTGAGAATCTATACTTCCTGCTTTAGCTGCTGTTTCTTGATAGGCAGCTGAAAGGAAACCATAAATACCCATACTAGTAATTAATACTAGAACAAAAGCAGCTATTGTTAAATAGTATTTTAATAATTTAGGGATTGATTTACGATACTGGTAGAGTAGGGATGCAATGACTAATTTAGCTACTTCTAATGAAGTAGCCATAATTATTACAGCTAAAGTAGCCCCAGCAAAAAGTTTGCTAAGACCGCTAACTGAATAGAAAGCGGCCGAAGCAGAAACTGACAGGGCAGAGGATGCGATTATAAAAGGAAATATCCTTTTTTGGATTTTTTTCCACATGGGGGTTTACTTTCTAAAGCCCTTGTGGTTATCTATGCGATCTAATAATTTATTTAATTCTTCAGCTTTTATAAATCCAGCCATAGATGCATTTTTAAGGGCACTGATTATTTGTAATATAATGAACGGTATGATAACTGCTTCGCTAAGCCAAGCTGTTCCTGTAAAACCTTTTTCTACCATTAATACTACTGTTAAAAACATAACCCAACCTATAGCACGTTGTAATACACGAACTGCTTTTCTTGTTTGAAAACCTTCACGTTTAATTCCAGCTACTATACCAAAAAAACCATCTATAAAGACAACAGCTATTAAGCCAAGATATTGTTCAGCGTTACTCATAGTAAGCTCCATAAAATAAGAGCATAAAAAAGATAGTGTCAAAATAGGGACGGTTAAGAAAGTTATAGTGGAAGTTTTCATATTGACCAGTTTTCGTAATAAGTCTTTCCTTTGGAATTTCTTTTAGCTGATAGGATTTGGCCTCTTTGTTCTCCATCACTATTATATGAAACATGAACCCAATCAGGTCTTTCGTTAGTTCCAAATTCCCAGATTAATTGGTCAAATGGTAAATTTTCTCTAATATAATGAAATATTTCTTCATTTTCTGGGCCATTTCGATAATCCATATCAATATCAATAGCTTCACCTTTTGAATGTTGTGAAGTCTTGGAGCCACCAATTGCTTCATTTAAAGCTTGGCTTCTATATCCTGAAGAAATGAAAATAGGTTTAGCGAAGTGTTCTCTAATTGGTTGAAATATTTTTTCAGCTAATAATTTAGCTGCCTCTAGATGTTTGCCTTTAGGAGTATTATCTAAACCTCTACGTTTTGCAGTTGAAGATCTAGTAAATTCACCTAAAGATAAGTTTTTAGATAATTTCATAAGTTTACTAATTACAATTACAGCATGAACATCCACAGGTAAAGTGACAATTACATACTATACAATTACAGCTATTTTTCATTTTTTAGCAAATTTTTCTAATCCTGCGATACCAAATGAACCTAATGTGATAAATACAAATGAGTTATAAATGAATTCTTGAATTACTAAGTCTTTACCAAAGTAACCTGTTACTAAGTCTACTATAGCAAATATTACCATTACAGCAAACGCCATAAATCCAATAACATTCTTTTCATTTACGTTATTATCATCTTTAAAAATATCTTTAAAGGCCATGATTTTATTTTTTATATTATTAGGCATATAAAAACCATTAAGTATAACAAATTATATGCTTATACATATTATTTATTTTTATAGAAAAACTCTAAAATTTCTTTTTCTAACACAGTATCCATAACAAAATTATCGCCATATTGAATACTTGTAAAAGTTCCATCATTTTCATTAACAATTTCAATAATATAATCTATTTCATCATATATTAAACTATAACTTTCACTTTTTTTAACTAAATTAATGCTTTTGTTTTTATCTTCTTGAATCCCAGTAAATGTAATTTCTTTATTACTTAAATCCGGAACATTAGTAAGCTTAGTTACACACTGGGCATAATTTGAGTGAAGAGTATCAATTAGATATGTATTATCTAATTCACTCATTAAATATAATCTTTGTTTTGAGTCTAATCCACCAGCTTTGAAATCACCAGTATATTGCACCATTGGTAATGATAATAAAACTAATTTTAATTCCGGGGCAAGCTTATTAAAATTTACTACAGAAGTTATTTGATTACTATTATTAATATCTCTATTAAAAGGTAAAGATAGAAGATCATAAAAAGTCTTTGTGCTAAGATTATCTAATATCTGAGGGCTCATTTTATTCTTTTTCTGTTGCGTATTTAACTCCCATAATTGTGCCTACAATAGAAAATGCATTTGTAAGTAAAATACCAAACATATTACTCCAGGTTGATCCTATAATTTGAGTATCTGCTCCTGAAGTTAGTGCGATAGCATACATAATTGTAGTAATTATACCCACACCAACTATTACTACTAAAGCAACTTTCACAATTGTACTAATTAGTTCAAATTGGGTTTTCTTTTGCATTACTTCTAAATCTTCTAATGCTTTATCCTTACCCTTTTCTGCTTTTTCTCTTAATTGATTTGATGATTCTAATGCTACTTGAAGCTCCTTCATTAGAGTATCATTTTCTTTTTGTTTTTCAACAAGTTCTCCATTTTGTTTTTGAACTTGTTTCGTAACCTCTAAACGTTTTTTACGTCTAGTAGTATCTTTTTCTTTACAGAGTTCAAGATATTTCTCAAATTCATTATCACCTTTTGGGGCTTTAAGAAGTTTAAGGAAATTTCCTTCTACATAGATTTTTCTTTTTTTAGCAACCTCTAGTAGAACATTTCTTACATGCTCTGTTATTTCTATCATTACCTATAAACTTTAAATTCAGCTGATCTATCTTTATAAGCATCATAATCTGTCATAAATTCTTCTAATCGAGGTTCAATATCATCTGATTTAATAATCCAAAATTGAGCTCCAGCGGCTTTTGCTTTTTCAATTTCTTGATTGTCATCTGATGATGATATAATTCCTATTACACATCCATTACCATACTCAAAATTAATTTTACGAATTAACTCAATTCCATCAAAAGATGAACCAAGTATATTTAAATCAACAAATACACATTCGGGGCGTTCTTCATTAGGGTCATCGGGCCACCATTCTTTAAATTTAAGATTAGCTTCATCTGAAGAATTAAGGGCTTCTAGAGATAAAGTTATATCTAAGATGCTACAGGCATCTTCAAATACCAAGTGGAATAGATCCTCATCGTCTATAAGTAATATAGAATTTATCATGTTGTTTTAATTTTTATTTTTAATATAGTTCCTGTTTTTGTTTTTTCAGAGGTTATAGCAAAACCATGTTCTTTTAATATTGCGATACATATATTTAATCCTAACCCTGATCCTCCTTCTTTTTGCCCTGCTTTTCTAGTATATGGTTTTGATAATTGAAGGAATTCTTCATTAGTCATTCCTCTTCCATTATCTTCTATACATAAAGTAGAATCATTACCCATATAAATAGATACTAATTTAGTAGAACTATCATTATATTTTAACCCATTTCTAATTAAATTGTCTATTGCTGTACAAAATAAAGGTTCATTTACATTTACTACAGGTAAACTTTTAATTTTAACTTGCTTAATATAAGATGTAGCAGATAAATAATTATTTAGTATAACTGCTAA